CCGCTTCACCTAAACTTTTTATTAATTACGTTAACAACGGTAAAATTGTTTATGAAGATTTGCAGAAAGAGAAGGATTACATAGAGTCTCTTGATGTGGTTGATTCTTTCTTTGATGATAACGATGTCGGATATTCTGTTGACTCAGACGGATCTATTTTAAAGACAAAGGACTCAAATCCTGTAGTTTTAGACGAAATAACTCCAAAAAGCCTATTTGATTTCTTAGAAGAGAATGCAGTAGGCCAAAAGGAAGCTAAAAAGACATTATCGGTTGCAATGTACAATCATTTTAAGAGAATTAAGCTAAATCGAGAGGGTATACAAATTAACAAGAACAACATACTTCTTATTGGAAGTACTGGTGTTGGTAAAACCTTCATAACTTCGTTATTAGCGAAGAAATTGAATTTACCCTTTGTCATTGCCGATGCTAACAGTTTAACCCAAGCAGGGTACGTTGGTGGCGATGTGGAGGACATGTTAGAGTCATTAGTGCGTAAAGCTAACGGTGATGTGGAAAAAGCACAGTGTGGGGTAGTAATTATTGATGAAATAGACAAGATTTGTTCATCAAAAGGCTCTTCAGGTCGAGACCCAAGCGGTGAAGGTGTACAACAGGCTCTTTTAAAGCTTGTAGAGGGAGGTGAGTTTAAGGTTGGAGGTAGTAAAGCCGAGCCAAAAACCAAAAGCTACATGTTTGATACCACAAATGTTCTTTTTATTGTGGCGGGGGCTTTTACTAACATTGAAGAGATAGTGTTGTCTAGGGAAGTTCCTAGTGAAAACATTGGATTTTTAAATGAAAGTAAGGAAAAGATAAGCAAGGACGAGATATACAAAAAAGTTATGCATGAAGATTTCGAAAATTTTGGGATTATTCCAGAATTACTAAGTAGATTACCAACAAGGGTATCATTAAGACCCCTAACGGAGGAAAATTTGGTCGAAATCATGTCTAAAATCAACAATAACCTAGTAGGACAGTACAAACACTTGTTTGCAGAGGATGATATTAAGTTTAAAATCACAAAAAGTGCATTACGAGAGATTGCAAGGAATTCTATACTAGTAAATACAGGAGCAAGAGGATTACAAGGCATATTCGAGCAACTTTCTAGAGAAATTATGTTTACAGCACCATCTGATGATTCTGTAACCAGTTTTACTATAACAAAGAAGGATGTTTTAAATTTGACAAACGGTTAACAACTAAAAACGGAGGTTTTATGGATAACAGGGAATTACTATTATTACAAATCTCATCGCAATTAAACCATATGTCCCAAACGGTAAGCAAGGGGCGACAATCTGCATTTAAAAAAGTTTTACTTGGTGCAGATAGCGTAAGGACAATTGCGGAAGATATTTTAGATTTTACAATTAGTGCATTATCGAAAGGTACCGCACTAACATCAACGGCATCAGCCTTGGCTTCAAGGATGAATGTACACACCCAATTTAATTTAAAGTCGGGTTCTTCACAAAAAGCGGAAGCTACTATGATTTCAGCAGGGGTTGAAGCATTGGGTTCACTCGGATCTCTTGGTTACACACAAGTGGTTACTGAGTCTCAAGGTGTTATGAAATTAAACAGGTTGGACTTTAAAGATGAGAAGAACTTGTTGTTTTTCTATTTTAAAGAGATAAGAAAAGTGTCACCATTAGACTTGCCACAAGAGGAGTATAAAGGTTGGACACATCCCTACAAAAATGGGGTACCTATAGTCAAGAAGATGCCATCAGAACTAAGCAAGAAGTATCTCTACAAGAGAATGCCTAAGGTTTACGATGCTCTAAACTCTTACGGTTCAACAGCATTTGTTGTAAATGAAGAGCTGTTAGAAATTGTTAGTGAGTTTGACAGCAATGACCATCTATTTATCCCTAGAACTGTAAACAGTGCAAGGGTAAGTGAGTCTTTAAAGAGTCTTTTAAATTTTAAGAGGACATCTGAGTTTGTAGGCAACCAAGCCAAGAAGTGGTATTTAGACAATGTTAGTCAACAACTTTTAAAGAAAGGGTTGACGATTGCTCAGATAGACGGTAGAAGTAATACTTACAAGAAAAGAAAAGCGTCAGGTTGGATGAAGGATAAGTCTTCAGACTCCTTAGATGTAGTAAGGGCTTCCTCTAAAAGATACGAGTTTGACAGAGTAATGGACATGGCAAGATTAATGTCTCAGAAGGCCTTCTATTATGACTTCCAATTAGACAGTAGAGGCAGGTTCTATCCAATTGTTAACTATTTTGAACCAACAGGGTCAGATTTAGCAAAAGGTCTCTTAATGTTCAACCATGGGGTTCCTTGGTCTGAGCAAGTTGAAAGGTCTTTAGCTATACATACTGCAAATTGTGCCGGAGAAGATAAAATATCTATGGACGACAGGGTTCTTTGGACTTATGTTTGGATGGATGAGATATTGGAAGCTTCAAAAGACCCTCTTAACTCTGAATGGTTAGAGAAGTATAGTACTGATAAGAAAACCAAGTTTCAGCTTATATCAGCTATTTTGGAATGGAAGAAGCTAGAGGAGTTGGGTAGAGACGATTATCTATGTCACTTACCTATAGGTCTAGATGCTACTAATTCTGGTTTGCAAATACTATCTGCTTTGACGAGAGACAGGGCTGGGGCTGAAGAAACTAATGTTATAAACCATCCAAAGAAAGAAATTGGAGATGCATACATGGTCATAGCTAAGTCTGTTTTAGAAAATGGCTTCACTTACAAGGAGTTCGAAGCACTTGGGGACAAGGCTTGGAGAAAACTTTGCAAGAGACCTACAATGTCTTATTACTATGATGCAGGTAAAGGTTGTATACAAGACCAGACTTTCGAAGATAGAAGAGACCATGGCTATGAGTTGTTGTCAGCAATGACATATGACGATTCAGCTTATATAGGAACCGCTATCTTTGATGGAGTCAAGTCGGCATTCCCTCGACAAACAGAAGCAAAAGATTTACTAAAGAGGGGCGTGAGAAAGTATTTGTTGGATAATAAAGATACCCCAATGATTACTTGGAAGACTGCTACTGGATTTACTGCTTTTCAAAACTATGCAAAGACCTCTATTAAAAGAGTTAATTGTATGTTTGCAAGTAGACCTGTGAAACTAAGCTATCAGATCTTCTTAAGCGAAGCTAGAAAGACTGACCATGAAAGAGGCATTAGTGCCAATTTTGTTCACTCTCAAGATGCCTCACTACTAGCCTTAGTTATTTCAAGGTTAGCAGAGTTAGGTGTTAGTGACTTTATGATGATACATGACCAGTTTTCAGTAAACGCAGAAAACATGGACTTACTTCTAGATGTCTTTGGACAAGTGTTTAAAGAGATATTTGAAGAAGACCAATTGGGTAATACATTAAAGTTATTAGGACTTGAAGATGAGATTCTTATGGATTATGGTGATTTACAAATGGAAGAGGTTTTAGCTTCCAAGTATATTATCTCTTAATTATATGACATCTTATAGAGAACAGTTCGCTAAAGGAGATGAAAATGGCAAGTGAATTTACAGAGCTATGCGAAACTTATGGATTATCTCCGGGTGACCCAGAAGCAATTGACAAGCTGATTCATTTTATAGGTGAGTCAGATGATGATGGTGAAGACGATTCTTGGTATTTCAATGAGAATGCCGATGCGTTTGACCCTGATTTAACAACGGAGGAGGAGGACAATGAAGAATGACGAAGTAAACAACCCGAAGCACTATACTTCAGGAAAGATAGAAGCACTGGAAATTATTGAAGATGCTACAACAGACCTTGATGGTCTAGAGGCTTTTGCAATAGGAAGTGCTTTAAAGTATATCGTAAGATTTAATAAAAAGAACGACCCTATCCAAGATTTGGAAAAGGCTGTATTTTATATTAACAGAGTTATACATGGAAGATTGAAAAACATAGGTGATATGTACAAGGAGGACAAATGATAGCCCTAATAGATGCAGACATAGTTGTTTATTGGGCGGCTAATCATTGTCAGACTAATTACTATAATGTAATAGATAAAGATAATGAAATCTTAAAAGAGTATGACAGTAAGCGTCATGCCATTAGTGGTCTAGAGGACATTGAAGGGCTGTGGAGGCTACAAGCTACTGAAACCGAGGAATCACCGTACAAGGTAGTTTCCGGAAAGACAGTGCTAGAGCCTTGGTCTGAATGTGTTGACTTTATAAATGACTTTATTAAGAGTGTAGTTAGCAAAGCTAAGGCAGATAGTTATGAGTTACATCTATCAGGACACACTAATTTCAGAAAAGAGATTGCAGTAACAAAACCTTATAAAGGCAACAGGACTGGCGATAAGCCGTTCTATTACCAAAAGGTTAGGGACTACTTGACTTCTGAGCTAGGTGCTCAAATATCTGAAAATGAGGAAGCTGACGATACATTGGCTATTGCACAGACTAGTAATAAAGAAAATACAATAATTTGTACAATAGATAAAGACCTGTGGATTGTTCCCGGTGCAAAGTATGATTTTAAGAGAGAAGAGTTAAGCTATGTCACTGACTATGACGGTATTAGGAACTTTCAATACCAGATGTTAGCAGGTGACCAAGTTGACAACATACAGGGTGTTCCTAAGATTGGCCCTGTAAAAGCAAAGAAGCTTTTGAAGGATAATGAGGATATTCAAGATGCTTGGGTTGCTATCAGAGAAGAGTATAGGAATTCCTATAGTTATAATGCTGATGTTGTAATGTTAGAGATGGGTAGACTACTTTGGATGAGACGAAGTGTCGGACAAATGTGGGAACTACCTTTATTTATAAATGAGCTAGAGAAGGAGGACATAAATGGCTAATTTAGTAGAAAACGTGGAGTTAAACTGGTGTTTCTTAGACCCCAACAATCCACAAGAGAACTTTGAGAGACTTCAATGGTCTGTTACAGCTTATGTTGATAAGGCAGAAGCACAGAAGTTTAAGAAGAGCGGTTATATTAGATCTTTGCGACCTGTAGAGGATGCAGAGGGTAATGAAACTGGTCAGTACAAAGTAACTTTTAAACAAAATGCCAAAACTTCGGCAGGTAAAGATTTATCACCTCCCGGTGTTTTTACAAGAACAAAAGAAGGCACTATCAAGCCTTTAGGTGGGGTTATTATTGGCAATGGTTCTACTGGAACTATTTCTTTTGATACTTACGACTGGGACTACAAAGGTCAGAAGGGCAGTTCTATGAGTTTAAAGAATGTTCTTGTTACCAACTTGATACCTTACGAGAAGTCAGACCCTGCAGGTTCAGAGTTTGGCAGTTTGGATTCTGGTTCGGAGTTTGCAAAGCCTAAGAAAGAGGAAGTTGATTTAGACTTTACAGAAGATGGCGACTACTAATACAAAGTAGTACCTACAGATACTCTTCATTGAGGGGTATCGATAGTTACTATTTACACAACTAAAGGTCTTAATTGGCCTTTATTTTTCTATGGAGGAAAAATGAAAAATAAAGAAATGCAACAAGAGGGTGTCTTTGTTAGACACGAGTCTTGTGAAGCCTGTGGTTCAAGAGATAATAAGGCTGTTTATGACAACGGTGATAAGATGACTTATTTCTGTTTTGGTTGTGAAAATACAGGAGTTTATGAAGAGAAGGGGGAGACTATCAAATTGGCACCTAAAGAATTTCAGAGTTCTACAGAAACTATTAATGAGATAAAGACTTTTGACATTAGAGGTTTTAGAGAGCGTAAGATTAAGAAAGAGATAGCAGAGCTTTATGACGTAAAGGTTGGATACTCGGAAGAAGATGGTAGCACTATTAAGTACCACTATTACCCTATAACCAACAAAGGCAAGATAGTTGGTTACGAGAGAAGAGATTTAGATACTAAAAAGTTTCTTGCCATAGGATCTGTTAAGAACAAAGACGAGTTCTTTGGACAGTCTAAGTTTGCTCCGGGATCTTGTAAGAGGATTGTTGTTACAGAAGGTGCTTTAGATGCAATGTCTGTTCAACAGGTTTGGAAAGATAAAAAGCAAGAGTGGGCAGTTGTATCTATTATCAATGGTGCCCAAGGTGCCTATAAACAAGTAGCCGCTAATTTATCTTATCTTAATTCTTTTGAAGAGGTTGTGTTCCTATTTGACCATGACGAGGCTGGTCAAGATGGAGCAAAATCTTGTGCAAGACTTGTAAGAACAGGTAAGGCTAAGATTGGTTCTTTAGGAAGATTTGGTAAAGATGCCTCTGACTATCTAGTTTCAGGCAAAACCTATGAGTTAGAGAAAGCAATTTGGAATGCAGAGAAGTACTCTCCTGCAGGTATTATTAATTCTGCAGATACTTGGGAATTATTTAATGAAGACAGAAGAGAAGATTCCGTACCTTACCCTGATTGTTTTGGTAATGTAAATGATATGACATATGGTAGAAGAACTGGTGAGCTTACTATTTTTACAGCAGGAACTGGTTCTGGTAAGTCTACTTTTGTTAAGGAAGATATTTATCATTTAATAATTACTACAGATTATCAAGTTGGTGTTGTATCTCTTGAAGAGTCTGTGAGAGAAACACTAGACGGTGTGATAGGTGTTCACCTAAACAAGAGAATCAGCTTACCTGATGTTGTATTTGACAGGTCAGGAGAGGAAGGTGCTAAAGCTTGGCAAGAGGTTGCAGGTTCAGGAAGACTTCTATTATTAGACCATCAAGGTTCAGTAACTGATTCTTCTCTTATGGATAAGATAGAATTTATGGCCGCATCTGGTTGTAAGTTTATATTCTTAGACCATATAACCTTAGCGGTTAGTGAGGTTGAGGGTAATGCCAATGAAGCTATGGACAAGGCTATGTCGGATCTCTTAAAGTTATGCAAGAAGCATGATGTTTGGATTGGAGTTGTATCTCATCTTAGAAAGACAAGTGGTGGAAGTAAAACCTTTGAGGAGGGTGCATCAATAACGGAAGATTCTTTAAAAGGGTCTGGAAGTTTGAAGCAAATAGCTTTTCAAATCATTGGTTTTTCTAGAAACAAATACTCTGATGACGAGGGTGTAAGACAGAGAGTTAACATATCGATACTGAAGAACAGATTTACAGGACATACAGGTCCTGCAGGATGTGCTAGGTATGATAATTTGACAGGTCGTTTACACAGCACCCCTTCGGAGTTTAATTAGAGGAGTGGAAATGAAAAAGTTAGTTTTTGATGTAGAATCAAACGGTTTTGTCAATGACGCTACTAATGTTTGGTGTATATCTACTTACGATATAATTAAAAAGACTTCAATAACTTTCTCAGACAATGATGATGATAGTCCTTCTTTAGCTGAAGGGCTAAAATACTTGTCAGAGGCTGACGAGTTAATAGGTCACAATATTATTATGTACGACATGCCTCTTTTAAGTAAAATATTTAACTTTAAAACAGAGGCTAGGCTTATAGATACTTTTCTTATGAGTCAGTTGTTAAACTTTAATAGACGTTTGGGTAGGTACAAAGGTAGGCATGGTTTAGAAATGTGGGGTGAGCACTTTGGTGTTCTTAAGCCTTCTCAAAGCCAATGGTTAAAATTTGAACCTGCAATGTTAAATAGATGTGAGCAAGATGTTTTAATCAATGTCAGG